GCTGTAGACGGACTTGGGATGCAACTTCCTACAGTCTGGTCTGACTACCGTCAAGCCCTTCGGGACGTTCCCTCACAGGCTGGCTTCCCACACGAAGTAACTTGGCCTACTGAACCTACTACCTAAAACTTAATACAATGGCTTACGGAAAAATTTTAGTTGATACCATTACTTACGATGACAATGGTACAGATGTAGACGTTACTGTACAAAGTCTGGCTAATGCGGCTTCAAACCCCAGTAGCGGCAGTTATGACTTTGTTGCTAGTGGAGCGATTGCTAATGGTGACACAGTAATTGTCAATGCTAACGGAACTGTTAGCGTAGTTGGCCAAACAGGATCTGCTGACCCGAACGCTGGTACTCCTGCTGTATTTGAATCAGCTGCTGCTTACGATATTGCTACAGCGTATGACTCTGTCAACCAAAAAGTTGTTATTGCCTACAGGGATAATGGAAATAGTAACCAAGGTACAGCAATTGTAGGAACTGTCAGTGGCAATAGTATTACCTTCGGAACTCCTGTTGTATTTAAATCTTCAACAACTCTTAATATCGCAGCTGTCTATGACTCCGCTAATGAAAAAATAGTCATTGTTTATGAGGATGATCTAAGCGCTGATTACGGAAGAGCGGTTGTAGGAACCGTAAGTGGTGACACTATTAGCTTTGGGTCTGAGGCTACATTTGAATCTGCTGCGGTGAGCTATATTGCTGCGACCTATGATTCCACTAGTGGCAAAATAATTGTTGCTTATACGGACCAAGGAAACTCTAGTTATGGAACAGCAGTCGTAGGATCCGTAAGTGGAACCAGTATCACTTTTGGAACTCCTGTTGTATTTAAATCTGCAAATGTTTCGTGGACTAAGGTGGTATATGATTCTACTAACGACAAAACAGTTATTATATATAATATCGGAAGCAGTTTAGGCGGAGAAGCAGTTGTAGGCACTGTAAGTGGTACGTCAATTAGTTTTGGAACTGGTACTGTGTTCAACACTGGATCAACCAGTCATATAGGTGCAGCATTCGATTCTACAAATGATAAAGTAGTGATTGCTTATCGTGATCCTGCAAACAACAATAACGGTTACGCGATTGTAGGAACTGTAAGTAGTACATCAATTAGTTTTGGAACCGAAGTTGCATATGCTACTAATGGAGACACTCGATACAGTACTGTCACCCATGACCCCGTTCAAGGTGTAACGGTTATCGCTTACGAAGACGTCGGCAATGCTCAATACGGAACAGCAATTACAGGAACTGTCAGTGGAACTAGCATTAGTTTTGGCAATACTGTTATTTTTGAATCCGCAGCCATGGATTATACTGCATCAACATATGACTCTACTAATGGCAAAATAGTCATTGCTTATCAAGACGATGGCAACAGTCTCTATGGAACAGCTGTTGTTCTTAATTCCACTACTTATGTGACTAACGTAACTACTGAAAACTATATTGGCATCGCAGCAGAAGCGATTTCCGACACAGCAACTGGTAAAATTAATATTATCGGCGGAGTTAATGAAGGACAGACTGGTCTTACAGCTGGTCAAACATATTATGTTCAAGGTGACGGATCGCTTGGGTTGAGCCCTGCCGTTCCCAGCGTAGTTGCTGGCACCGCTATTTCCGCTACTAAACTCATTGTTAAAGGCTAAAAATGAAAACCATTACCAGAACTGACACCAACTTATCGCTCTACATCTTTAATGACGATGTAGTTGTCAACATCCAAAGCGACCAAACATCCATTGGCGATCCAGTGGCTAGGTTTATTGGGGATTGCAATTCGACCAATGTTACGTTGATTGAAAATGTTACACCACCTGCTGATTGGGTTGGTCACAAGTATTTCTATACAACTGCCGATGGTTGGCAGCTAAACCCTAATTGGGTTGACCCAGCAACGGAAGAGGTCGAGGATTGATATGACTGCTGCTCCATTTCCCGGCGGAGTACAGGATCAAGATGTCTTTTTTCATGATGATAAAGTTTGCGTATACCATGCTTCAATAAATACTTGGGAGTGTGGAACTTTTAGTGATCCACCCACTACTGGTGACCATGTCATTTTTGATGGTGACAAGGTGTACGTGTATCATTCAGAAATTGATACTTATGAATGTCGAACGCAAAAGATTTAAATTAAAACCTATTAATTATGATTGAATCCGTGGTACCTATTGTACTTGCTGCAGCCACTGGTTTTTCTGTTCTGATTTCCCGCGTCCACTCTCGGGTTACAGATCTAGATACAAGGATTGATAAATTTGAGCTCCGTGTTGCTGAAGGATATGTCAGCAAGGAGTTTTTTCAATCTGCTTTAGAACGAGTGGAATCTCACATGATCCGTATTGAAAACAAAATCGACAAACTGTCATGATTAACATTCTTCGTCCAATTATTTTTGCATTCTTGGCTAGCGATGCTGTCAAGAAACTTGTTATCGATCTTCTGTCTGCGTATGCTGAGTCAACTGAGACTAGCATTGATGACGTAGCTGTAGAGATGGTCAAGAAAGGTCTTGGCTATGAAAAGAGCGAATGAAGACAGTTTCAACGAATTACATAACCTGCTGACGGAAGAACTCCTCACTCGTATCAAATCGGGTGAGGCTTCTACCCAAGACTTAAAGGCGGCTATTGATTGGTTGAAACAGAATGACATTACGGGTGTCGCTATCGAAGGTAACCCGCTGTCTAAACTGGCTAACATCATGCCAGAAATTGATCCAGAAATGGTACAGACGAGGCTGTATGGCAAAACGTAACTGGAAAGAAGAGTATGCTTCTCGTAAAGAGTACCTCAAGGCATACCGTAAAAAGAACAAAGACAAAGATGCATCGCGTACAGCTGCTAGACGCAAGCTGAAATGTGGCGAAGGAAAGGAAATTGATCACAAGGATGGTAATCCTAAGAACAATAACCGATCTAATCTTAAGTGTGTATCACGTAAGAAAAACCGCGCTAAAGGCGCTCGTAAAACCAACGCTAAACGATGACACCTTTGTTCCCTAACCCTGATCACTACAAGTTTAACTTAATAGCTATGACGTCACCAGAAGCCAAGCGCCTATGGAGGCGCGCTATCAAGGAATACTTCGATTGTACATGCATTTATTGTGGAATTACACATGACATTAATGACCTCACTTTGGATCACGTCCATCCTCGCCATCTTGGCGGTAAAGATGAAACCCACAACCTCGTATGCTCCTGCGTACGTTGCAATCAGGACAAGGGAACGAATAACTGGAAACAGTTCATACAACAATTTGGAAACCCGTTAAGGGAACAAGTACTAGCAGATTACATTTATGGCTAACAAAGAGTCTATTGCATGGCAGACAGCATTATCTAATAAAATTAAAGAGTGGGAAAAGACTGAAGATTTTGCCTCTGGAAGAACAAACAAGCAGAAATTAAATAGAACTTTAAATCTTTTGCTGGGTAGTGATCCTGATGTTGTCATTGACATGCTAGGTGGAGACTTTGTTCCTGATGACCCAAGGCAAGCAATGAACCTTATCAGGAGTCTTGATCTTAAAACTCTCAAAGCTATGGAGATTTTACCACTCACTGGTAAAGGAAATAAGCTTGTGGGTCATCACGGCATCGCTGCTGTTACTTTGCAAAATTTGCGGAACATGCCGCCTGCTGAACGTCTTAAAGTCTACAAAGGCTTGTCAAATATGGGTCAGCGGTATGGCATGGATCCTAAACAAATTTTTTTGATTGCTGATAAAATTCATGAATCCCTTGCTCATGGAGGTGATTTTAAAGGTAAAAAAACTGGTGTAAACTTACCCTATATTGTAGGTGAAACTGGTGATGAATTTTTAAGGAGATTTGAAGGACCAATAGAAAGACAACTTTCTGACTTAAAAAAGGCAGTAGACTCAGGAGAGACTCAATCTTATTATAGAGCTATTAATGCTCTTGAAGATAACCTACAACTACCTAGAAACACTTTAACTAACCCTGATACTCCAATTAACCTAAAAGGTGCTGCCACTAAACTGTTTGAGCCTATTGCAAATCCAGTTAGAGATATTGTTAACAAAGGCGGTGACATTGAAGGTGGTGTAGGTCAGATTATTCAAAGTACCAGCTTAAACCCTAAGGCTCTTAGTCTATTTGAAGAAATTCGTAGGTTGACTAGAACTCCTATAGTTAAAAATACTGTTAAAGGTCTTGGTGGATTTGGAGCGTTAGCTTCATTTGGTCTTGATGCTAAAGCTGTATCAGACACTATTTCTAAACCTAGAACAAATGACATGAAACAAACCAGTCGAGACTTTGGAGGTTTAGCTGGTGCAGCTGGTATTCTTAGTCTATTTAATCCTTGGGCAGGTGGTACAGCCGCAGCCGTTTTTAGTGGCGCTCAGACTTTAGTTGATGATAGGATTCGTAGAGATAAAGAGAAACAAAGAACTCAAGAAATTATGAATCCTGATTATAAAGTCACTCCTGTCTATGGAGAGCTACAAGACACTAAACAACTAGAGAAGCAACGAGGATATGACATTGAGGCTACTTTGTAAGCCCCTACAAGCCCCCTTAACCACCCTCTAGGTACAATCTAGCCTATGAATACTTTAGAACTCTTACAAGACGATTTCAAGCTGTTTCTACAAGCCCTGTGGAATCAGCTTGATCTCCCTGCCCCTACCCGTGCACAATATGCTATCGCAGACTATCTTCAACATGGACCTAAGCGTCTTCAGATTCAAGCTTTCCGTGGCGTTGGTAAGTCGTGGATCACAGGAGCGTTCGTGCTCTGGACTCTCTTTAACGATCCGGAGCGAAAGATTATGATCATCTCAGCTTCTAAAGAACGTGCAGACAACATGTCTATCTTTCTACAGAAGCTGATTATTGAAACCCCCTGGTTAAATCATCTTAAACCAAAAGGTGATGATGCACGATGGTCTAGGGTATCTTTTGATGTTAATTGCTCACCTCACCAAGCACCATCCGTTAAATCAGTCGGAATCACAGGTCAACTTACCGGATCCCGTGCTGACTTAATGGTACTTGACGATATTGAAGTTCCTTCTAACTCAATGACAGAACTTATGAGAGAGAAGCTTCTACAACTCGTCACAGAAAGTGAATCTATTCTAACACCTAAACATGATTCTAGAATTCTTTTCCTCGGCACTCCTCAAACAACCTTCACCATATATCGCAAACTCGCTGAACGTAACTATCGCCCCTTTGTTTGGACCGCCCGCTACCCGCGTAAGAAAGAAAACTACGAGGGTATGCTCGCCCCACAGTTGCAAGACGATATCGACAACGGTGCAGAAGAGTGGTCCGTCACGGACCCGGATCGGTTTGACGATTCCGATCTTTTAGAACGTGAAGCTTCTATGGGTCGCAGCAACTTTATGCTGCAATTCATGCTCGATACCTCCCTTAGTGATGCTGAAAAATTCCCACTTAAAATGGCGGACCTTGTGGTCACGTCAGTTAATCCTACTACTGCCCCTGACGCTGTTGTTTGGTGTAGTGACCCCCAAAACGTCATCAAGGACGCTCCAACTGTTGGACTACCTGGAGATTATTTCTACAGTCCAATGCAGCTCCAGGGGGAATGGTCCGATTACACTGAGACAATCTGCTCAATTGACCCGTCGGGTCGTGGAACGGATGAGACAGCAGCAGCTTTTATCTCCCAACGAAACGGTTTTCTGTACTTGCACGAAATGCGTGCTTACCGAGACGGATACTCAGACAAAACGTTATTGGATATTCTAAAAGGTTGCAAAAAATACAACGTGACTAAACTTGTAATTGAAACAAACTTTGGTGACGGTATTGTTAGTGAACTGTTCCGTAAACATTTAGTACAGACAAAACAATCAATAGACATTGAAGAGGTACGTGCTAATGTTAGAAAAGAAGACCGTATTATTGATGCTCTGGAGCCTGTTCTTAACCAGCATCGCCTTGTTGTTAACAGATCCGTTATCGACTGGGACTTCAAGTCAAACCCAGACTCTCCTCCTGAAGAACGACTCCTTTACATGCTATTCTATCAAATGAGCCGGATGTGCCGTGAAAAAGGCGCAGTAAAACATGATGACAGACTTGATGCTCTAGCACAAGGTATTAAATATTTTACAGATGCTCTAGCAATTAGTGCATATGAACAGATGAGGCTAGATAAGCTAGATGATTGGAATGATGCTCAACAAGCTTGGCTAGATGACCCACAAGCTGCAGCTAATCATATGGCTTTTGGTATGTCTCTAAATCAACGAAAACAAGCAAGAATGCTAAAAGGTGACAATCAAGTCTCTAACTGGGTTTCTAACCGATAGGACATCTATACAGGGAGGAAGGGTGGACCTCCCCGTGCTGAGAGGAGTCATCACCCCCTTCGGGGATGACAACTCCTCTCTTCTATAATATCCTCTGAATGGATATTCCGTGAGAACGGATAAACACCCAAATGACAAACAATGATCTTATCACGATCTGAATCCCAATACTACTGATCAACTCTTAATGTTGATTCTGTGAATCTTATTCCCCACCCAACTTAAATGCATACTGTTAATCACATTCACTCCACACCTGATGGTGATAACCTCGTAGCCTATATGGCACGTGTCTCAAATCCTAACAATCAAGACAATAAGGATACTGCTCCTCGATTAATTAAGTATCTCATTAAACATAAACATTGGTCACCCTTTGAAATGGTGTCAATGTGTGTAGAGATAGAGACAACACGTTCCATAGCTGCTCAAATCCTCAGACATAGATCATTTAGTTTTCAAGAGTTTAGCCAACGGTATGCAGCCGTGACACAACCCGGCGTTATCCCGCAACTTCGTAGACAAGATACAAAGAATAGACAGAATAGTATTGATGATTTAGATGATTATACAACACAACGCCTTCAAATGGCTATTCAACGTCAATATAACGCCTCTTTTGACTTGTATGAGGAATTGTTAAACAGTGGTGTAGCAAAAGAGTGTGCACGAGACATCCTACCCCTCTCTTCTCCTACTAAACTCTATATGCACGGTAATCTTCGCTCCTGGTTGCATTATATTGACCTCCGTTGTGCTAATGGTACCCAATATGAGCATAAACTTATCGCAGATGGTGTCAAAGAACTAATTGCTGTCCATTTTCCACAGTGTTATGCCGCTTTTGCTTGTTGATCATGGCGGAACCTGATGAAAAATAACAAAAATTTGTGAACCCTATCTGCTAATAAGAATTAACAATAAATCCCCCATAGGGGGTCTACTTATTACCCAGGATTAGCCATATTAAAATAATTATAATAAAGA